TTGGTGGGTTTACCGATTGGACAGAAGAGAATTCTTTTCTAAGACAACATTTTGACCCTCAAGTTATTTTAGAAACATCTGAAAGGGCTTTCTATGATTATTTTGTAAGACAAGATATAAAAATAGATTACTTACATATAGATGGAGACCATTCTTATAATGGAGTTAAAAATGATTTTGATTTATATTCAACTATTATGTCTGAAAATGGTATTATAACCATACATGATACCGACCAAAAATATCACGATACATTTTTAGTAACTGAAAATGCTAAAAAAGATTTTGTTCCGTTTGATGGGCCTGCACAATTTATAAAAGATTTAGAAGAAAATCAGGAATGGAATTTGGTAAAGTTAAATAATTTTCGTATGTTTGATAAAAAAGTTGCAACAACGGGAATAACACTACTAACAAGAAAGTAATAAAATGAATAAATTAAGATTAGTTACAGTAACAGGTTCTCGTACCAATACACTTTCTCATATGTTGAAACATTATACTAATTTAGTAGATGAAATTCATGTGGTAGTATATGAATGGGAAGGATTTAGTACATATGATTCAGTACAAGAAATTGTTTCTAAATTTTCTAATGCAAAAATAGTTAGGAGAGAAATAAAAGAAAAATTTAATTGGGAATATGTTACACAACTATATAATGAAACAAAACTAACTCATCCAAATGATTGGTGGGTTGTATCCGATGATGATGAATTTCATTCATATTCAAAACCATTGCACGAAATTATAGCTGATTGTGAAGCTAACGGATGGGATGCTGTTAGAGGCGGGTTTGTGGATAGAATTGGTAAAGATGGTGAATTTGTAGAATTAAAAGAAGATGTAAACATATTTGAACAATTTCCATTAGCTGGATTTTTTAGATATCCAATGAGTGGAGCTTGTCCAAATAAAATATGTTTAGTAAAAGGTTCAATACCAATAACATCCGGACAACATTATGCTACACTGGAAGGACATACTACTTGGAGATGGCAAGGTTGGAATCATCCACTAATTGCACCAATAGATAGATATTCGGTTCAGGTTCATCATTTTAAATGGGATAGTACCGCTGGACAAAGAATTAGAGATGTAGCAAATATACAAAAAGATTACGCTTATTCAGAAGAATATAGAATAATGTACAGGCAATTATCAAAATGTAGATTTAAAATTGATGTGAATGATACGGATTATATGTTTGAATATTGCCCTACATCAAATTTTGAAAATTATAAAAATTGGAATAAATTATTTAAAAAAATAGTATCAATATAATTTGGTATTACCAAATAAAAATCGTAAATTTATAAAAATAAAAGAATATGGCAACAATTAAAAAAACCGAGTCAAACAACGAACAAAACGAACAATTAATGTTAGAATTGCGTAAAGTAAAAGCTTTAGAAAAAATTGCTAATACAATGGATGCTTTAACTGTATGGTTCGAAGAAATTAATAAAGATGAATGGAGTGATAGACTTCAATATTATTTAGCTGAATGGCATAATAGTGTTAAAAAGAATGAAACAGATATAGATGCAAATGCATAAACTTGGTGTAATAGTTCCATTTAGAGATAGGTACGAACACTTAGTTGAATTTAAATCAAAGATAGTTGAATATTTGAACAAACAAAATATTCAATATGAATTGATAATAATTGAACAAGATGATGCCAAATTATTTAATAGAGGAAAACTATTAAATATTGGCTTTAAGTATGCTAAAAAGCTAGGTTGTGATTATGTCGCATTTCACGATGTAGATATGATACCAATTGATGTGGATTACTCATATTCAGAAACACCAACTCATTTATCTTCTAAATTTTTATCAAAAGACCCAAATTTTAAAAGAATTGTATTTGATGAATATTTTGGAGGTGTTACACTATTTCCCATAGAAATGTTTGAAGTTATCAATGGATATTCTAACGATTATTGGGGATGGGGATATGAGGATGATGATTTATTACATAGATGTAAATTAGCTAATATACCATTGGATTCTAAAGAAATAGTTATAAACGGAAGTAATACTGCGGCTTTAAAATTTAATGGAATAGATGCACATATAGCTGCTAAAAACATTATAAACATAACTCAAAGGTTTAGTATATTTGTATCTTTTTATCCAGATGAATTAATATGTGACCATAAAAAAATGAATGATATATTTACTATATTTTCTATACCTGGTTATGATTTTAGAATAAGTTACAATGGATTTAGAAGATATGCTACTGAAATATTCACCAGAGATTCTGAAATTATTTATATCAATTCGGATATAAAACCAAATTATAAAACAAATATAGTAGTTACAATTGACCCAACATTAAAATTGATACAAATGTATCAAGATGGAAATTTAATAGGATATGAATATTATGAAACATCTTTATACAATTATAATAGAGAAGAATATTTTTATTTAGGATGTGCTAATATAGATACATTAAGTACATTGGATGAAACATACTTTAAAGGTTTAATAAATTCATTTGCAATATATGATGGTATACTTTCTGAAAAAGAAATAAAAGAAATATCTACAAATAAATATTTTGGACTTACTCAAAATTTTGGTGAATATCAATCGGCAGATAATTTAAAATTATACTATGATGCGAAATTTATCAAAGGATATGAACTTATGGATTTATCAGGTAAGGGAAATAATGGAAAAATATCTAAATGTGAAATTGTTGGTCTATCATATGATGAAACAAAAATTATACAAATACCATATAGAAGAGATTGTACATTTTTACTGTTATCACATGATGAAAATGGCTATGTTAGAAATTCGTGGAAAGATGTAACCACTCGATACAATCAATTAAAATTTCATAATGAAATGGAGCAAGGATATCGTAATTATAAATTAGATGGATTATCCGATTGTAAATATAGAGAACATAGTAATACAACTATTAATAATCAAACCCATGTAAATGTTTCAATATAATGAAATTAGGAGTATGCGTACCATATAGAAATAGAGAGGAACATATGAATATATTTGTTCCCCATGTTACAAAATTTTTAGAAGATAGAGGAATTGAACATACAATCTATTTAGCACATCAATGTGATGATAAACTTTTTAATAGAGGTTTAATGAAGAACATTGCTGCTAAACACGCATTTGATGATGGATGTGATTACATAGTTTGGCATGATATTGATATGGTTCCTGAAGATGAGAGTTGTGATTATTCCTTTCCAAATGATAACCCCCAACACATTGCAGTTCGTATCTCACAATCAGATTATCAATTGAAGTATGAGGAATACTTTGGTGGTGCAGTTTTATTTTCAAAGGAACAGGTGGAACGAACTAACGGATATTCAAACGATTATTGGGATTGGGGAATGGAAGATGATGATTTGTTTTGGAGATGTGTAATGGAAGGATATGCTGAAAAAACTAAATTAGATTATGATGGAGAAGAATATGTAGCATATTTTAATGGCGTAGATTCTAAAATTGAATTTACTCCAAGTAGAGAACAAAGAAACGCAATATCAAACTCCCATACAGTTTCTATATTAGTAAAAGCAGACCAGCAAATAGAAAAAATACCAATTTGGTTAATAGGAGATTCGGAACGTAAATTCGTAGAGTATCCCATATTTAGAAAGCCAGGATATGATTGGGGATTATCATTCAACAATAGTAGAGCATATACTGTAATGCTATGGGATAGAATAAAAACACATTTATATCAATGGATTAAAAGATATGAAAATCAATGGACTTGGATAACGTTGGCTGTAAATGCTGAAAAAAAGTTTATTCATTTTTATTTAAATGGAAAAGAAAGTGATGCCAGATTAGGGACTGGAACATCTTCGCCATTACAATATACAGAACCATTAAAAAAATATGGTATGGAGCCATTCCAAATAGGATATTCGGCAGGAAATGGTGAAACATATTTTAAAGGTGGAATTGCACAAATACAAATGTGGGATAGGTGTTTATCTAAAACTGAAATTAAAAATCTTCATAAAGAAATGCCCGAAGATAATTTAGTATTAGATTTATTTAGTATGAATTTAGATTTTGGAAATCGAACAAATATAAAATTAAAAAAAGAAAAAATAGAAATACCAAATACAATATTACCGTATAGACGTGATGGTAGATTTAAATGCTTACCACATCAGACTGAAGGTTTAATTAAGGTAGATGGTATCGATAAATGGGCAAAGGGTGAAACAACTGCAAAAAATGAAGAACGATATATTCTACAAATGCAGCAAGGAAAAATAGATTATAAATCCGATGGAATCAATTCAATGAAATATGAATTATTATCGGTAGATACTATATATAATAGACACAAAATGATAAATGTAAAAGCATAGTTATGGCAGATAAAAAAATAAATTTAGAAAATCCTTTCTACGTTAGTATGAAAAAGGATTTGGATTCAATTGGTAAAGGAATGTGTTTAGCAAAGTGGACACAAGTAACTTTACAATTACAAAGTGGTCATAACCATTCTTGTCACCACCCAACAACACATAAAATTTCTGAAACTGAAATAGCAAGAAATCCATCTGCATTACATAATACAAAGTATAAAAAACTTCGTAGAAAAGAAATGTTACAGGGTGCTAGACCTGAGGAATGTGAATATTGTTGGAATGTTGAAGATAACTCAGATAGGTTTAGTGATAGAGTATTTAAATCAGCAGAAAGCTGGTCATTTCCATATAAAGAAGAAATATTTGAATCGGATTGGAGAGCTGATTATAATCCAAAATACGTTGAGGTTGCATTCTCAAATGCTTGTAACTTTAAATGTATGTATTGCGGACCATCCTTTAGTTCTAAGTGGGTAGAAGAAATTGAAAAAAATGGTGGATATCCAACTACTGATAATTTTAATGATATTCAATGGATGATTAGAGAAAACAAAATGCCTATTAAGCATTCAGAATATAATCCATATACTGAAGCATTTTGGAAGTGGTGGCCTGAATTATATAACGAATTACATACCTTTAGAATAACAGGCGGAGAACCCCTATTATCAAAAGATACATGGAAAGTATTAGATTATATTATTGAACATCCGAATCCAAATAGAAAATTAAAATTAGCAATTAATTCTAACTTAGGAGCTCCAGATGAATTAATAGATAGATTGATTCAAAAAATTAAAAGAATAGAGGATGAGGGTAGAGTTGAAGAAATTATCATATTTACATCAACTGATACTTGGGGTAAGCAAGCTGAATATATTAGAACGGGATTAGAATTCAATCGTTTTTGGGATAATGTTAATAAAATATTAGCATCATCATCAAGAACTATTGTAACATTTATGGCAACGTATAATGCATTGAGTGTATTTAATTATGGTAAATTTATAAATGAAGTTTATAAATTAAAACAAACATATGCAAGTACGGATAGATATTGGAATTCAGCAACGTTCTTAGATTCTTCATATTTGAGATATCCAACACATCAAACAGTACAAGTTCTTCCATATGATTTTTCACATTACGTTTTAGACCAAGCCAAATTGGTATCATATCTATCAGCACCCTCTTTTGATGCAAGGCATATTGGATACGCTGATGTAGAAGTTCAAAAAGTAAGAAGGATTTATGATTGGATGGTAGCACCACAAGATGGCTCTATGAAATTGCAAAATCAATATAATTTTGCTAAACATTTCGAAGAACATGATAAGAGAAGAGGTACTAATTTCGTTGAAACATTTCCTGAATTAGAAGAATTTTATAATTTTTGTAAAACAATAAAACTATGAGTTTAAAAATAAATAAGGATAATATCTTTATGATGAATCCTAAAAATGGTTATTTTGATGATAATAATTCTGATGATTCAATGGCCAATGATTTTACTTTATTTGTTAGAGCAAAATTGAATCCTGATAAATTAACTAAAACTGATAAATTTATTATAAGTAGAAGTGGTGCCCATTCTGGTATATCCGCTTTAACTGATGTTTATCAATTTACATCTTATATACAATATTCTTATTGGATTTGGGATAATAGTACATCTACTCCAAAATTAGATGTTAGACAAGTACATCATAAAATAGAAGATAATGATATTGATTCATATATGGATTTAGCATTAATCCATAGTAAAGAACAACGTAGTATATTTTGTTATTATAATGGTACTATTATAGGTGAAATCGTTTATAAGGAAGATGAGTTACCTGCTTTATATGATAACTCACCATATTGGTTTGGATGTGGCAGTATGTTATTGGATGGTGAAAAGCAAGATGGTGAATTTGAATACGATTTAGCATTTTCAGTAAGAACTGCATTAGATATCGATGAGATAGAGGATATAACTGAAAATTATAAAACAAAATACTGCGAACCCATTTTTGAAGATAATTTAATTTTAAAAAAAGATTGGGAACTAACCAAAGAATTTACATTCTTTTGTGACTTTGAAAAAATGAGTCGTTATAAAATATGGAATTATGCATTTACTGGTAATTTTCCACAACTATATGTAGATAATGTAACACATTACTAATATGAAAATAGCAGTATGTTTAAGTGGACAAGTTCGAACCGCTGTTGAAAATTTTATAAATATTAAAAATTTTTTAGGAGAGGTTTACAATGATTGTGATTTCTTCATGCATTGTTGGGATGATTGTTCATATAAAACATATAACTTATCCAATATCAGAAAAAAACCATACAAAGAATCAAATAGTAAATTTGAAAAAATTTATAAATTATATTCCCCAAAGAAAATGTATGTAGAAGATTCTGATATATCATATGGTTATAGTATTTGTAAATATATGGGTATAGAGCCTTTATGGTATTCATTTTTAAAAAGTATACAATATAAGCAACAATATGAATTAGATAATAAGTTTGAATACGATTGTATTATAAAACTAAGATATGATGTCGTACTTACTTTATTAAATGATAAAGTATCTATTAAAAATGAATTGCAAAAAATAAAAAAAAATACATTTTATATAAATGGATATGATTCAACGCTACACCAAACCCCAAAAGATAGATTATCATATGATGTTGTGTTTATTTCAAAATCAAAAGAAATGGATATAGCTTCTAATTATTTTTGGGAAATGGCTAAGCAATTTGATAATAATATTTCATATATAAATTTACCACATTATTTAATACAAAATAACATAGAAACAAATCGTATAGAATTTATAGATAAATTTTTATTATTAAGAGATGAATTTTTAGATAAGATTGATTATACTATACCAATAGATTTTAAAACATTTGAAAAAATGCAAGAATTAGAAAACTATTATTTTTCAGGTCATGGTAGTAATCCATTAAATAGATTATTTATAGATGATTTTAATGAAAAATTAAAACAAAAAGAAATATCTTTAAATACTAATACAAAATATTATTTAGAAGATTTAAAAAATCAATTATGAAAATAGCAGTTTGTTTAAGTGGACAACCAAGAACTTGGAGGCAATGTTATGATAGTTGGAATTTACTTTTTAAGGATTTAAAAAGAAATGAAAATTTAAGAGAAGAAGATATTGAAGTTGATTATTTTATTCATACTTGGGATTTTAATAGCAAACCATATTCAGTATGGACGAGAGAAAGATGGGGTATGGATGGATTTATAGCACCACCTGCCGATTATCAAACATCCGATGAAATTCTCGATTATATTAAAACAATTCAACCAAAAGAATTTTTAATTGAAAGTGAAGCTAAAAGTTTATCTACAAAGGATAGTTTAGATATTAGAACTCAATTTAGAACAAATAGTGTGCAATGGTGCCCATTAAGCTGGGCATCAAGTCAATTATATGGTATAATGATGGCTGGGCATTTAAAACGACAATACGAATTGGATAATGAATTTAAATATGATATGTGTGTTAGATTACGACCCGATTTGTATTTCAATGAATTAAATAGAAGAATATTATCATTTGAATTTTCTAAACCAAGACCAAAAACAATTTTTTCATGTCATGGGTATACTACTGAAGAAATGCCTTATGATGCAATTGGTGATATCTTCTTTTACGCTGATTCAGAAACATATGATATAATATCATCTATGTATAATTGGTTACCACAATTAGACCCATTTATATTTAAACCTGATGTAAAATTGGAAGAAATGTTTGTATATTTTGCAAGAATGTTTCATATTGGTACATCCAAAGTAAAAATAGACCCAGAAGTAAGACGATAATATATGAATAAATTATTTAAAATAGCAGTTTGTTTAAGTGGTCAACCAAGAACTTGGAAAACCGCAAGTGATAATATTTTAAACTTTTTTAATACAAAAATATGTGTTGAAAGAAATATTAGAGTTAGTGTAGATTATTTTATACATACTTGGGATACGAATAGTTACAGAGATAAAAATGAACCAAGATGGCAAAATAAAGATTATAAAATTGAAAATCCATCCGAAGAAGAAGATATTAAATTAACATTTATACCAGCCGCAATGGAATACGAAAAATATGATGCATCAAAGCATTTACACGCTTGGTCTGGATTATTTTATAGTTTTATGAGAAGTGTTAATTTAAAACGAAAATATGAATTGGAAAACAATATATCATACGATATGGTTGTAAAAAGCAGATTAGATATAAATTTTCCACAAGAAGGTATAAATAGATACGGAGAACCAATTTCTAAACTACACCCACACGTTTTAAGACCTTTGACAGCATACGCATCTTCTCCAACTCCAACGAGATTTCCAACTGAATTTAATCAAAGCTGTTTTGATGATGTATTTTATTACGCAGATTCACCTACAATGGATTTAATATCAAATATTTATTTTTGGTATAGAGATATAATGGATAAAGGATTGGCACAACAACAAAAGAAAGAATTTGTAGATAATCCAGAATATTATTATGGACCGGGTACATTATTATATAAATACCTTACTAATTGGAATATTCACCCATATGCAGACCATGCTAATCCATATTATGTTGTTAGAAAGGTAGCAGAAGAAAAGGGATTACATAGTATAAATGATTGGAAAGAAATACAAGAATTACATAGCGATTGGTATTATAATGGATATGGGATGGAGGAAGCTAGAAAAAAGGAAGCCGCGATGAAAGGAAACAGACTTATATAATGAAAAAAGTTTTATTTATAGCAAATAGTTTAATAGATGGTATGATGTTATCATATTTTATGCCGTATATTGTAGAAAGAGGGGTTGCTGAAATAAATCCAAATGATACGCCACAAATACCAATTCAAAGATGGTATGAACAAGAATCACAAACATTAGAAAACATTGATAAATTTTATAAATTTAAATTTGAAAATACTGAAATTGATTTTAAATTTGTAGTACAATCATATGAAGATATAAATGCATACATACAATTTGCAAAAGAACAAACTCAACAAGAAGGGTATGATAAAGTATTTTTATTTGCTAGAAGGTTATTTATAGAAGGTGTTGAAAAAAATGATTTTACAAATATAGATAAAAACATTTTAGAAGTAATTTATTTAAATGTAAGTGAAGCTATTCATACAAGAAATAATACATTAAGAAATTTTCTAAAAGATAAAAAAGTAATATCATGCAGTAATATAAGTTATAATAATAATAATTTTTATTATGAGCCATTTTTAAATTTAATATATTCATACTATCAATATGGTTTTGATTTTTATCCATACAATAAATTGGATGTTAAAAAACAAAATTTAATTGGAATGTATTTAAAGAAAAATTATAAAGTATCAAGAGATGAAATGTATAAAAATATTCAAACTGAATTTATAAATAAAAATGTAGATACTAATTTATTAGAAATATATAAAGAATCAAAAAGACCTGATTTTTTTACAAAATTTAATTGCCTACATACACCTGTTTGGGATAGTAAATGTCACACTACATCTTATTTAGATTATATAACATCCGTATGTGCATTTGGATTTGAAACTACAAATTTTGAAGAATTTATATTTCCATATCAAAGTTTAAATAGACAATATATTACGGAAAAAACATTAAAAGCAATTTTATATTCTAAAATGGATATTCCATTTATTATGGATATGAATCCATTTAATTTTATAGAATTGCATGAAATGGGATTTTGGTTTTTAAATTCAGAATTTTTTGATTTTTCAAAAACTAAATTTATAGATGAGGCTTCAGAAAATATGAAAAATTCAATATTTAAAAGTATAGAATATATTTTAGAATTGTATAAAAATAATAATTCCGATTTAGATAAAACTCAATTAGAATTAAAATCATTATATAGTGATAAGATGCAAAATAATTATAATTTATTTATGGAATATTTGGTTAAACCATATAATAATGAAAAACTAATAAAATTTATATTAAACAATGAATAACTTATTTGTATACGGATGTTCTTTTACACATGGAAATGGGTGCTTACCTGTAAATGAATATTATACTCAATATTATAAAAATGAAGATGATTTAATTTGGCCTGAAATTATAGCTAAAAAACTTGGTTTTAAATTATACAATTATGGTATGGGTGCATATTCAAATGATAAAATCTTAGATTCTATGATTAACTCATTTGATATGATTGATTCAGGCGATATTGTAATAATTCAAAAAACATTTACACATAGGATAGATATAGGATATCGACGTGATAAGTTAGAACCATATATGAATAGAGATAAAAGTTTTTTAACAATTACTCCAGCATCTACGGAAGCTTTATTAAATCAAGGTTATACTAAAAAAGAAGTTGAAGCAATTTTATATACAATGTGGTGTATAGATGGCGAATCAAATGATTTAAGAATTAATAATCGATTTGATTTTTTTCAAAAATTATTTAAATATAGAGGTGTAAAACGAACTGTTCAATGGGATGTATTGGATTATTATACAAAATATGAAACAATACAAATGCAAACTGATGGTGTAATTAAAGATGCGCATTGGTCGTTTAATGGACATAGAGATTTTTCGGATACTATGTATAAAATTTTAACTAAAATTATATAATGGAAAAAAAATTAAAAATAATTTGTGATGGGGATTCTTGGGTATTCGGTTCAGAAATAGCTGACCCAGAAATTAGTAAAAGATACGATGGTACAATTCATCCTGGCAAATATGATTGGATGGAAGAAAACGATGAGTATAGAATTCCAAAAATATTCACAACGCATTTAGCTAAAATAATGGATGCGGAAGTTACTAATTTAGCTTGGCCTGCCGATGATAATGGTACTATTGTAAATAGAACTATAACATATATAAGTTCAAATTATTTAGCTAAAAAAATCCCTACTGATAATTTATTTGTAATAATCGGATGGTCATCGCCCGAAAGAAATCATTTTTGGTATAAAGATGATAAGATTAATTCTAAGTTTAGATTATGGCCACAAGTACAACACTTTGATGCGCCTCAACAAAAAGAATTTTGGGATTTTTATGTAACATATTTATGGAATCCGGAAGAATATTTACCGAGATATGTAATGAATGTATTACAATTACAAAACTTTTGTAATGCACATAATATAAAATGGATGTGTTATAATTCATTCTATCAAACACCTGGTAAAAATCCACAAGATTGGAATGATTTAGATGTTAGAAATGAATTGATTGGATTAAATTTACATGGTTCGCCGCATCAAATATCTACACATAAAGGTAGACACGTTTATCAAAATGAGTACGTTTCAGCATGGGATACAGTTGACCCAATTCGTTTTTATAAAAAAGACCAACCCGATAATACATTTAAAAGATTTATGGAAAAATCAAATGTAGAGCCTGTATATTATGGATGGCATCCTTCGCCACAATCGCATATGGTTTGGGCAAAAGAACTTAAAAATTACATAGAAACAAATAATTTATTATAATGGGTAAAGTAGTTATATGTGGCGATTCATTCAGTATTGGGATTGGTTGTCATGATTTAAAAAATGAACCATATGGTTCGTTATTATCAAAAGAATTGGGTAAAGATATTGTAAATTATTCAAAAGGTTCAAGTACAAATTTATCTATTTTATTGCAAGTAAAATATGCAATTGAAAAAAACCCTGATATAGATTTACTTTGTATAGGTGTAACATCTTACAATAGAGTTGATTGGTTTCCTGAAAATGTAGAACCCGTTCATAATCATATACACTTATCTAATGTAAATTATCACCAATATCCTCCATATGGAAAAGATACTTATCCATATCTTTTAGAAAATCCTATGAAAGATGACCCACAATATAAAGGACAGATGTTTACTGAAAATTACTATGGAGTAGTTGATTATGTTGATAATGTATTAACGCAAAAAAGAGGAGCCGGTGATTATTTTGCTAAGTTTAAAAAAGAAAGAGCAGAACGTATGACATTGCTTAGAAATTTCTACGCAGAAATATTTGATGACCAAATACAAAGACAATCGGATATGGGATTGACTGTAATGGCTCATAACTTATTAAAAAGTAAAGGAATAAATCATTTAATACTAACATCCGATGGTGAGTTTACTATGTATGTTCCAAAAGAAAATTTAGTAAATGTAGATTGGTATACATTATCCGAAAAATATCCTGATGATTTAAACACACTACATACATCGGCGGAGGGACAACGAGTTGTGTATGAAACTGTATTAAAAAAAATTAAACAAAATGATTGGTGCAACTCACAATAGATGCTTTACGTTTGGATGCTCTTTTACCGGTCATATTACCGGTACATGGGCTGATTATTTAGGTGCAAATTTCAATGAATTTTATAATTTTGGAAGAGGTGGGGCTTGTAACACTTATGTATTAAATAAATTTATAGAAGCAGATACACGATATAATTTTAATTCAAAAGATGATTATATAGTTGTAATGTTCACATCTTTTAGTAGATTTTCATTTTTTAATAAATACGGATGGAATTGTTCGGGAAGTGTATTTAATAATCCTGCGCATTTTAAAGAATTTGTAAATAATATGTGGACAGAAGACCAAGGAATTTATAATTCTTGGATAGCAATTAATACTATAAAACAAATTTTAACATTAAAAGGAATAAAGCATAAATTACTATTAGGAGTAAATGCAATCTTTAATAATGGAAATTTTGATGATACGTTATATAATAGATTATCTATTAAAATGGAAAAAGAATTTGAAAATTTATTAGATGATTCGGAATCAATGCAGACATGGCAAAATAGGAATTTTCAATATCCTGATGATTTTTATTACTATGAAGATGAGGGATATACCGATTCGCATCCAACTCAATTAATACATTATACTTACATGAAAGAAAAGTTTCCGGAATTTGATACACCCATATCAAAACGAAGATATGAATATGCCGAATCCATTTATGTAAAAAATAATATGAAACAACAAGCCGAATCATTTGTTTCTAAATTTGCCCAAAAATACAATAAAGTATACCATAGTTTAACATTCTAATATGAAACATAAAATTAACTTTGCATTTGATTATATATTTCCAACATTTATATTGCCAAACGCAACTATGACTGAATTGGGAATTATAAACTATATGGCATCAATGCATTCATTAAAAGCTCAAAATGCAACTGCTTTTGAACAATATATTTCATTAGGTGATATGTTTGATGGACAATTGGGCAGTATGCCCAATTCAGCAACAGGTTATTTTTATCAAGCACAAGTTTATGGTAATGTGATAGATTATACGGAAAATGCTTTATATTTTACTCAAAGAAATTCAAATGGGTTTATATATCCAATAAAACCAAATGCAGTATTAGGGGAATTTACGGGAATAAACCCAGGCCATTCTAAAAAAATGCAAGGAGAACATTTTTGGAAATTTATTTCTAAAAAAGCAATGGAATCTATTTTACATAAAAGATGTAAAATTTTTATAGATTACTCTATGGAGCCATTTGTAGATAAAGCTACATATTTAGATATACATACATCTTTAAATGGAAGTGGTATACCAGATGGTAGTATTATAATGGGAATAAATAGTTTTAATGCTAAAGAATTATATGAAAGTTATTTTCCAGAAAATGAAAGAAAATTAGCAGTTAGAAATTTACCATTTTGTTTAGACCATAGTTCTTGGTATTACAACGATTGTATTCAACGAAAAATCGGAGTATGTATGACTGAAACTGATTTCTATAATACAAAAGATACAATACGAGATAATCATTTTCTAATGAAAATCAGAAACGCGAGAGAACATAGATTAGCAGTTTTATATAAAATGGTAAGCGATGATTTACTACAATTTGGTGATTGGTCATTTTTATCACCAAATGGATATAATACAATACAAGTTGGGCATATACTTGAAAGATATAAGTTAGAAGATTTACATTTAGGTAAAGTAAAAAATATGTATGATACCGCTCCTCATTTATTAAAAAGTGAGAAAAATGCAGAGTATGATAAAGTTAATGCTTGGACTGATAATGAATTTAAACCACACATTGATTCCTATTTTGAAATATGCTTTGAAACATTCATACATACCGATTGTAAATCTTTAACTGAAAAAGTATTTAAGCCGTTAATAAATTTTCAACCATTTATATTTGTAGCATTTCCAGGCGCTTTAAAATTATTAAAAGAATTAGGATTTAAAACATTTGAAGGATTTATAGATGAAAGCTATGATACTGAAACTGATAATTCTATTAGAATCCAACTAATTAATAAAGAAATTAATAAGTTGTGTAAAATGAGTAAAGAAGAATTACACGAATGGTATTGGTCTATGGAAGAAATATTATTACACAATCATAGAACATTATTAAACTATAATAAAACAAAGATATTTGGTGAAGAATTAATTAAGGAATTCAGCAACTTCATATATAAAGTATTATGAAAGATGTAGATTTAATATTATCCAATAATATATTTGTAAATAAATTATATACAAACAAAAAATTAAAAACATTAGCTACCGATACAGTTGATGATGGTTCTATCATATATAGTATGAATGAACATGGGTATCGTTCTAATTCGTTAAAAGATAAATCCGATTTCAATATATTAACATTAGGTTGTTCTTGGACTATGGGAATTGGTGTTAAAAATGAAAACATTTGGCCAACTCAATTAGTAAATAAAATTGGAAAAGGAACTTTATTTAATTATGGAAACTATGGGGTATCCACTTCATTTATAGCAAAAACTTTTCATAAATTTGTTTCATCTGAATTTTCTCCAGATATTACATTTATAATGTGGCCTGGATTTAGTAGAAGAGATTATATAAAAGAAGATGGTTCGTTTAAAAAAGTAGGTGGATTTAGGCAAGCACGTTCTACTGATATTGTTTGGAAAAATGAAGATGAAGATACTTTATTTATTCAATTAAGAAACGATTATCAGGATTTAATGATATTTTGGGAAGCATATACATTGGTGGAAACGATTGCAAAACTTAATAATATAAAAGTTTATCACACTATTGCTGGATACTATTACGATGTATTTAAAGAATTAAAATTATATTTAAATTCAACTATAAATCCAAATACATTTTTTGAACCAATTAATTGTTATAAAAATGATTCATTGGCGAGAGATTGTGAACATCCTGGTGAAAATTGGCATATTCAATTTGCTAATTCATTTTATGAGCACATATCCCATACATTATGAAAATAGCATTTTTAATAACAGGTATGTATAGAGAATTTGATTTTGTAACAACTCATTTACAAGTACAAAATCTTACAAAATATGATTTTTATATGTCTACTTGGAATACTTCTAATCAAAAATATGAAAATGATGATTCGTATAAAAAATTTAAAGTAACTCCAAATATGATTACGGATTATATACCAAATTGTGTTTATGAAATTTTAGATGAATCAAATATATTTCCAAACGAAACTAAAAATTCTAATAAAATGATATTTCATTGGAAAAATTGTTTCAAATTATTACAAGATTCTAACAAAGAGTATGATTTAATATGTTTAATTAGAACTGATTTATCGTTTCAAATTTTAGCTAAAGGATTTACTATGAGCGAATCTTTAAGCGATATAGATGACTGGGATTTTGATAGAAATACATTATATTCTAATGAATTATTAAGAATTCGTAAATCAAATACTTCAGAAGATGGAATGGTATACGTTGCAGATGATTTATTTTTTTGTGGTAGTAAAAAAATAATGGGAAGATTTATTAATGGGTTACCAAACCCATTTACCGAATATGAATGGATTCCACATATTACATTAGGAAATTATTTATTTAAAAATAATTTAATTACAAATGATATACATCCATTTCATAAATGTCATGTAATTAGACCTAAAATTAATTAATATAGTATAATTCGGGATATTCTACAATTACACTTATTCCACCCAACTCATACGCATTTTTATAAACCGATTCAATATCATCGTGTTTAAGTAAATCATAAAATTGAATATTAGGACATAATGATTTAAATTCATTGAAATAATTTCCCCTATGCTGATGGCCTGGGTCCAGAGGTTTATCACTACCCTTACCAACTCTTATAATCATATTTGGTTTCCAAGCACCTACACTCATCACACCAATCTTATCCACATGATTTACTAATTGATTTGTTGCACATATTAAGAAATCCCAACGAGGATAAAATGTGATTACAAATTTACCAGCCATTGCCATACCCAAACTCATACCCATTTGAGATTCTTCCATTACAGGCACTTCAATTAACTTATCAACTGATACTCCACCAATAGTAGTACTCATTGGATTTCCTTGCCATTTAACTTGTTGACCTATGAATATTGTATTTTGTTTATCTCCCAAATAATTCATTGAATTTACCAATGCATCTTTGTATGGAGTATATTCCGGTGTGCTCATATTATCTATTTAAAAACTTTCTACCTAATTTAATTTTATTTCTCCAATATTCTAATAAATCATCCATTGTTTTTTCAAAAGGAATTTCAACTTCCCATCCTGTATGATTTTTGAATTTAGTAGTATTTGGTATTTGTAAATCAGCATCAATAGGTCTTAATCTATTAACATCTGTAACTATTTCTATATTTTGTGTAGTAGATTTACTTAATAAATAATTAAGCATATCAGATATTTTGCAAGTGTATGTACCACCTATATTATAATATTCCCCACTAATTGGATTAATCGTTACTAACATGTAATATGCTCTAACTGCATCCCTAACATCCGCATATGTTCTAAGTGATTCTAAATTACCAACATATATTTTAGGTTCTTGGATTCCTGCTTCAATCATTGCAATTTGTTTAGCAAATGTTGATTCTGAAAATACATCACCTCTTCTTGGACCAGTATGCGTAAACATACGAGTTGTCATTACACACATATTAAATGCTTCTGCATAATATCTACCAATCAAATCCGTACCAACTTTTGAAATTGCATATGGAGAAGCTGGATGAAAATTACATTCTTCATCTATTGGTAATTTATGTTTAGGTACTTTTCCAAATACTTCCGATGAAGAACAAATATGAATTATAGAATTTTTATAATCCGAATTCTTTAATGCTTCTAATAAATTAGTTGTACCTAATATATTAGTATTTAATGTTTCATTTGGTGCCGTAAAGCTAGTTTGTGGGTAAGATTGAGCAGCTAAATGAAATACATATTTTGGTTTTGAAATATTTACAGCATTAATCATAGATGCCAAATCATTCAAATCACCATATATCAATTCAATCCTATCTTTTTTATTAATTCTATCAGATAGATGTTCTATATTTTCTAAGTTGTCATTCCAACGGCAAACGCCATAAATTTTCCAATCCGTATTTTCTAATAGAAAATCAGCTAAATGAGAACCAACCATTCCTGCTATACCTGTAATTAAAACACTACCCATTTTCCTGTTCCGTAATGCGGCCATTTTTTTTCATATGAATACCAAATAACATCCGTTGGAATATCTCTCTTTACACCATTCCAAGTTTCATCCGTTGGTGTGTTAGTCGATACTCCATTATCTTCTACAACAAATTGAATTGGTAAATTGTATCTTTGTGCATATTTGTGCATTTCATAAAAGCCACCCGTTTCAAACGCCATATCTCCAATGAAACACCAAACTTTATCGTTTTTATTTTCTACTTTATTAACCATTGCCACTCCAACGGCGATTGGTATGATTGCACCAACTATTGCTGATGAATAAAATCGTTGTTCTTTATTTACAATCGTAATACTTCTACCTGCTAATATTTCTTCTTCTAACCACTTAGGTTCAATACCTTTAATTAGTGCATGATAATGCGAACGCCATGTTGAGAACACCCAATCAGTTGGAGCTATTCTTTTTCCTATTTCGATTAACTCATTTTCATTACCACCACTCAAATGTACAGGTCCTTGTATTTTACCTGCTTCCCAATGGTCTGCAATCAATCTTTCAAATTTTATTAAATCATCCTTTGTATATTGAGCTTCTCTTACAATTGGATGTGATTTTAAATAATTCATCATTTGTCTTTCGTTTGAAGTATTGGATTATTAGTAGGCCATTCTATTTGATACTCCGGGTCATTCCATTTAACAACTTTATGTTGAGGTGAATCCACATAAGAACCATTATATAATAACGTATAATGAAACATACAATCAGTTAATGCATAATGCCCATTTACAAACCCTGGCGGAACTAATACTTGATTTCTTGTTCTTTCCGATATAATAAATGATTCCCAATCACCAAATGTAGAACTACCTTCTCTCATATCCATTACAACTAAATAAATATCTCCTACAACCGCTTGTACTAATTTCCAAGTCTTATCATCTCCATGCAATCCTCTTAAAACACCTTTATATGAACGTGAAAATCTACTATGAATAGAAAGATTTTCTTTATCATAGTGAATTTGATTCATTACCGGATGTTCTTCTGAATGAAAGGTTGTAAATATCTCACCTCTATATTCTCTAAATACAGATGGTTGATACGATGGAACTTCAAATCCAAATTTTTTAGATGGTGTTATTACAAACTCATCCCATTTATTATAACTCATTATGTAAACTTTTAAATAAATATATACTTTGTAAATAATTTTATATTTATTAGGGAACATATGTTCAACTACAAAAAATTAATATTATGATAGGATTAATCGAAAATGGAAATAAAGTTCCATTCATCTCATTAGAAAAATTTATAAATGAAGCTAAATTACAAGCGGCATTAGAAGAAATGGAAGCTTACAGAGCTAAGCAAGATACCGAAGGAGCTGAAGTATTTGTTGGATATAATGGATTTGATTGGAATATTGATGAAGCATTTCAAGAACGCCAAAAAGAAGCATTACCATTGACAATGGAATACATTAAATTATTTTGTAAAGAAGGTGTACCATTCAATATCAGATACTCCCCTGAAGATGTGAATATTGTATTATTACACCAAGATTGGCAACCTAAATTAGAAAAATTAACGGCCGTAAATTCTTTACCATTAAATTATAAAGAATTATTAGATGGTGGTTCAATTCATAACATACTACTTGAAAAAGAAGGATTTAAAATTGTCAATAAAGAAGAAGATGTAAATCCAATTTATAATGGATTAGATTTAAATTTTGAAGCAGTTATTAAAGAAGAACAAGGTGATAACTATGATGAATATATTAAAAATACTTATAAATTACATTTAATAATATCACCTACTAAAACGTTATTTATTTATGATAATGTTGAAGATGTGATATATCCAATTGATTGTAGAGCAACCGCATTTAATGCTAGAGATTACCATGATGCACCTGCTAATAGCCACGGAATTAGTATTCAATTTCCAATGAATCCAGAATTTTTTAATGATGATGTAAAATCTCATTGTGGATTGAATGTTCCAACGATATAATAAACTTATTTATTTAAAAAATTACCCACCAAATTAGTGGGTATTTTTTTGTCTAATTTATTTGGAAAATTGTAAAAAATGTAGTATCTTAGTAGATATGAAAATAGCACTATGCTTTAGTGGACAAATTAGAACTGGAGTTTTAACATCTAAAAATATTTTAAATTTTATAGGTGATATGATTGATAAGTGTGATATATTTGTTCATACTTGGGATAGTATAACACAAACCTCATCCGATTTAAGTATAGCTGGTATTCCATTTAAAGAATCGGATTCTTTATTTCAACAATTTTCAGATATATGGCATCCTAAAAAAATGATAATTGAAAATTATGAAAAATGGGTAAATAAAAATATACGAATAGAACCATTATTTCATTCTATTATGGAATGTAATAGGCTAAAAAACGAAACAGGAAATTATTATGACTTTACTATAAAAATAAGACCTGATTTTATTTATAATCCATCATATAGATTAAGAAATGAATTAGAATCAATATTGCAATCGGATTATGAAAATACAATATATACTTTAGATTTTGCAAATGTAATAAATCATAATAAATTTGAAGATGTTTTATGGATTGCAAAAACTAACATATTTGATACAGTTGTAAACTATTATTTTGAAAGATTAATAAATAATGAATCTGATTGGCAAATTGAAATGGCTAAGTTTTTAACTAAAAATAATATAATGTATAGAGGATTATTTAGTGGTAATGAAGGGGCACCATATCGATGGTATAACTTAAATGATGAGAATAGAAATATTGAATATTATGAAAACGAATGGTTGGGAATAAAAAATTTCTTATAATTATATTAAATAAGTTACGAGCATGAAAACAATAATAAAACCTTGGGGAAAGGAAGAATGGCTAGAATTAAATGATGCATATTGCTATAAAAGAATATACATTAATGCCGGTTATAAAACCTCATACCAATATCATAATTTTAAAAGAGAAACAAACTTCATCATATCAGGAGAAGCTGAGATTTGGTTAGAAAACGATGAAGGTATTGTTGAAAAGAAAATTATGAAAGCTGGTGAATATTTTAATGTTACACCTCCTAAAAAACATAGAGTTATTGCATTAACCGATATTATCTTACAAGAAGTATCAACTCCCGAAGTAGATGATGTTATCCGTATTAATGATGAGTTTGCAAGAGCAGATGGTAAAATTGAAGGCGAACATCAAACACCTGCTGTATTAATATTGGCAGCTGGATTAGGAACTCGATTGGGAAATCTGACCAAGGAAATCAATAAGGCTTTATTACCAATTAACAATCGTGCAATTATTTCGCATATAATTGACAAGTTCCCAAAAGAATATGAATTTATTATAGCAGTTGGTTATAAGGGAGATGCTATTAAAGAATATTGCGAATTAGCATTTCCAACTCATAAATTTACATTTGTAGATATTGATAATGTAGATGGATATGCATCTGGTCCAGGCTATTCTGCATTACAATGTAAAGAATTCTTACAAAGACCATTTTATATAGCAACTTGTGATTGTTTAATAGATTCTCCAATGCCACATTTAGATGGTAATTGGTTAGGAATACAACCTACATCATATCCTGAAAAATATTCAACTGTACAATTAAGTGGAAATGATATCATTGGTTATTCTAATAAAAATGAGAATGGATATGATATGGCATTTATAGGATTGGCTGGAATATGGGATTATGGGGTGTTTTGGAAGCAATTAGAAGATAATATTATAGATGGTGAAATAGTATCAGCATTTAAAACTCCATCGAACTATCCCACCTTTAAAGCAAAAAAATTGAAATGGTTAGATACTGGTAATTTAGATGATTTAAATAAAACCAAAGAATATTTAAATGATAAACCTCTTTCTTTACAAAAAGATAATTCAGAAATAACGTATAAAGAAGGCAATACATTTATAAAATTCACACCAAATAATTCAGTTTTAAATAATAGAATTATTAGAGCTAAAAAATTAGGAAATAAAATACCTGATAATTTTAAATACACTAATAATTTTATATCATATAAATGGCAAGAAGGTAGTACTTTATATGAAATTGATATATTTGAATTATATGTTAAATTCTTAGAAGAATTAAAATCTAATATATCGACACAATCAACAACTTCGGTAGAACATATTAAGAAATTTTATGTAGATAAAACAAATGAACGTTTAAAGTTATTTATAGATAAAACAAATATAAGTTATTATTTAGCAAAGCATAACATAAATGGTAAAGAGTATCCATCTATGGAATCCATATTTTCTAAAATAGATTTTAAACAATTTGATACAAATCCATTTTATACCGCATTTCATGGTGATTTGCAATTTGATAATATTGTATACAATTCAAATCAAAAGAAATTTACTTATATAGATTGGAGAGAATCTTTTGGTGGATACACATTGGGTGGTGATATTTATTATGATTTAGCAAAAATGTATGGTGGATGTATTATACCATATGATAAAATGAAAAATGAAGATAATATCATATTTGTTCAAGGTGATTATTCTGTAAAATATTGTTATGACGTATCCGAAGATTTAGTAAAATTCAAAGAAGTGTACGAACAATGGATAATAAATAATGGATTTGATTTAAACAAAGTTAAATTACTAACTGCCATTATATTTTTAAATATGTCACCATTACATGACGGTAAATTCGGAAATATGTTATGGTTTAAATCAATAGAAATGCTATATGATTACAATAAATAGAGATACTAAAATATATGGTTCTCTAAGCGAAAGAGCTGGTAGTATGGGATGTAAATTCTTTAATGCCGCATTTGAAAGACATGGTATAAATTCGGTGTATAAATCATTTTCAGTAAATAATATATCAAAAGCACTCATATCGGCACAATACTTAGGATTTTCAGGCTGTGCAATATCAATGCCATTTAAAGTTACTGCATTTAGTTTAATGGATGAAGTAGATGATGCCGCTAAAAAAGTAGGTAATATTAATACTGTTTTGATGACTTCGGATAAAATGATTGGGTATAATACTGATTATTATGCCGCCTTAAAATTGATAAACCATTACAATAATGATTTTGATACTTTATATGTTTTAGGAAACGGGGGATTGGCATCATCGGTTAAAGTAGCAGCTACTGAATTAGGATTAAATATTGAAAATATTGTTAGAGATAATTGGGATATGTTATATACTTTAAAAAATAAATTTATTTTCAATTGTACTCCTCTCACATTAATACCCGATTTAACAAACACATATATAGATTGTTTAGTTGAAACTGAAAGTGGAACTATGTTGCATAGAGAACAAGCTAAACATCAATTTAAAATATACACAGGCATAGATTATGAAAACTCCTAAATACTTTATATGTCCAATGTCTAAACAAATTGTAGATTCTGTATTAGAATTACAATCGGATAGATTTGGATTACTACCAACTCGTAGGCAAATTGATTTTGATGGTGGGTATGTAAATGGATGGGATACTACGGAATTTCATAAATATGTCAAAAGCAAAAGTGATATTATTTTAGAAAGAGACCATTCCGGTCCAAATCAAGGAAAAATTGAAGATGATGGGTTTATGTCTTATGTTAATGATGCAAAATATTTTGATATAATTCATATAGACCCTTGGAAAATTACGGGAAATGATAAATCAATAGGTATAGCTCAAACATTTGATACTATGAATTATTTATATCATATAAACCCTAATTTAAAATATGAAATTTTAACCGAAGAAGCAATCATCCGTATTGAAGAATTTGAATTGAATAATATATTGAGATTTTTAAATGATAATTTAAAAGAAGAAATATTTTCAAATATAGAATTTGTTGTAATACAATCCGGTGTTGGATTAGATTTGGTTAATATGAAAAATTCAGGCCGTTTTAATTTACAAAGATTGAAATCTATGGTTGATATTTGTAAACGATTTGATAAAAAAACTAAAGAACACAACGGTGATTATTTAACCAATGATGAATTAAAAATTAGATTTGATAATGGCGTTGATAGTTTAAATATAGGACCTGAAATTGCACAAATACAAACATTAACTTATTTAGAACATATGGATGAAACTCAAATTAATGAATTTTATCAAATATGCTTTGATTCTAAAAAATGGGAAAAATGGGTTAAGAGTGATTTTGATATAAATGATAAACATAAGTTGATACAAGTATGTGGACATTATTGTTATGATTTATACGAATTACCAAATATTGATTCAATCATAAAAGAAAAAATACAAATTAAATTAAATAGTTTACCATAATGGATAATACAAAAATATTAGCATTTGATTTGGATGATACATTATGTTTTCGTCCAAAAGAAAAAGAATCATTGGGCATAGATAAATACAATTATTGCGAACCAATACAAGAAATGATAGATTTATCAAACTCTTTATACGATAAAGGACATACAATATATATTTATACTGCAAGAGGTATGCATACATTGAATGGGGATGTTAAAGAAATCTACGCAAAGTTATACGATATAACATTGAATAGTTTAGAAAAATGGGGTGTAAAGCATAATGGATTATATATGGGTAAAATACATTATGATTTACTTATAGATGATAAAGCAATGGGATTAGATGAAGCAAAAATAAAATTAAAATCATTATTATGAAAAATTGGCCAATAATATCATTCTTTGTAAAATTATACGAAGAAAGAAAAAGAAAACAAAGATTTAAGAAAAAATTGGAAGAACTTAAAAAAAGAGACCCGTTTGTTTATAAGAGTTTCTAATATTTTAGGATATTTATACATATGAATTCAATAAACGAAGCAGATAAACCAAAAGTAACGAAGCTAGTAGTTGTATACTCAGGTCGTTTTCAACCATTCCATAAAGGACATTATGCTACTTATTCAAAATTAGTATCACAATTTGGTGCTAACAATGTTTACATAGGTACATCAAACGATACAAGTTCTGATAAATCTCCATTTAATTTTAATGAGAAGAAAAAAATAGCAACTACAATGTTTGGAATTCCATCATCTAAATTTATTAGAGTTGGAAATCCATATGCTCCTAAAGAAATACTTTCTAAATTTGATGGTAAAACTACTCAATATATTGCAGCAGTTGGCGAAAAGGATGCTAATAGATTACATGGTAAATATTTTAAACCATATAAAAATAAAATGGGATATGGTTATGATGAAATTGGTTATGTATACCCAGTACCAGCTGAACAAAATCCAATTAGTGGAACTGATGTTCGTAATGGTTTGGGAAGCGATGATAAAGAAAAATCAAAGAAGTTTTTCTTAAAAGCATATCCAAAATTTGATAAAGATATATACAAAATGATAACAGGCAAATTAAACGAAGATGGAATGCCAGGTGGAATAGGTGTTGGATTAAATCTTCCAGGCGGATACATTAATGGAGCACCAACGGGTTCTACAAATGAAAGTAATAACACAAAACCATCTTCTGCTTTTAGACCTGAGCCACATCCTACAAGACATGAAACCGAACATCCAGAAGATGAGAAAAAAGCATTTGACGGAAACAAAGCACCATATGACCCAATTTCAGAATTATTAGGTAGAGTAGCGGCCGAAGAAATATTTAAAGATTTTGTTAGTGAATATTTCAATGAAGCTGGAAATAAAGCATTGGATGTTGATATATCTTATACAAATAGTAAAGGAGAACAAAAGAAAATTAAAGCAAGAGATGCCTTACGATTACCAAAAGAACATCCTGCGCATATTCAAGCAGCAAAAATAGCAGGACCAGATGATGCTCCTGTAAATGAACCAAAACCAAAAGAACAACCTGGAAAAGCAGCAGCTCAATCGGCTAAGCCAGCTGAACCAGGTCAACCTGTTAAGAAAGACCAAACCGCTCAAGGTAAATCGGATAAAGCTAAAGGAGATGGTGCAGCTGAAAAAGAATTACCACCACCAAATAAATTAAGTGGAGCCGAATTAAAATCATCGGCAGAAAAGCCGCCGGTAGACCCGAGAGAACGTGACACGAAGCAACAGTTGGATAAAGAAGTTGCCAAGTTATCAAAAGAAGACCAATCGGCTGCAAAAGAAATGAATGACCCTAATTCCGAAAGTAGAAAATCAACTGCCAAAAATATTGGTGATTGGTTTAAGAAAAAAGGAGAAGGATTGTGGGATGGTGCAAAACATTGGGCACATGAGAAAAAAGAAATGGTTACAGGAAGCGTTGATAGTGTTAAATCTCTTATCAATTCAGGCGGTAAATTGGGTTATGTAAAAAACGAAGAAACAGGAAAGTACGAATATAGTAAAGAAGCACATCATAAACAAAAGCACGCATTAAAGCATTTAGCAAAAGATGTTGTATTATTAGGAGCATCTATGATTGGAGCAGCTGCAATTGGTGGAGCAATAGGTGGTGGTATCGCAGCTGCAAAAGCGGCCGGTGCACATGGTGTTGGTACGGCAATTGCACACGGAGCCGGACATGGGGCAGTACATGGTGTAACCGGATTGGTACATCATGGAGCAGCTGGATTTGCATCCCATCTTGGAAAAGATTTAGCCAAACACTCATTTTTTGAAACAATGGGATTGGGTGGAACTGGTGCTGCTGGCGCAACAGCCGCTGTTGGTGTGATTGGGCATTTAATGGAAGGTGAAGGAGATGATAGTGGTGCTAAGTTTGTAGATAAAGTTGTATCTAAAACATTAGAAAAACTTTCTACATATCAAATGTCTAATCAACAAATGTTAGATTCTATAAGAAAATATAATGAAAATAAACCTAAAAAAGATTTAGAAGATTTATTAAAAGAAAATATTTCAGAAACAAAACAAAAATCTATTCAACACTTTGTAGAATGGGCAACGGGTCGTTTGAAATTAAAAGAACAACCAAAAGTAAATCTAATAGGTGGTGGTGAATTTGCAGAAACAAAAACTTCATTGGGTGGGTATAATCCACAAACTAAAGAAATATATGTAGCAATTGAAGGAAGATTGGGAGCAGATATTCTTAGAACTATTGCACATGAAATGGTTCATAGAAAGCAAGATGAAATGGGATTAGTGAAAAATGAATCCGATGGTAACGATGGTTCTCCAATTGAAAACAATGCACATGCAGTAGCTGGAATTTTAATGAGAGAATATGGTAGAATCAATAAGAAAATCTATACAGAAGATATCAATATAGATGTTGATAAAGGTGATACTGTTTTGATGGGTAAATTTAAAAATAAAAAAGTTACCGTTAAAGATTTTGGAAAAGATGACCACGGAATGCCAACAATAAATGGTAAAGTGGCGACTACATTTAGAATGGGTGATAAGGGACAAAACGTTTTTAAATCAACAGATGAAGTTAGTGCTTCCGATTGGCATTTTAAAGCAATTATGAAATTGTGGGATAAAGCAGGTTCATTCGGTAGAAAAAAAATAGGAGCAGCAGTTTGTGCTAATCCTCGAGCAACTAGAAACGATGTTGCAAGGGAATTAAGATATAGTGGTTATAGAGAAGTAACGGATTATACTGATAAATTAGGATTACATGAGTTTGTAGAAAAAAAAACTCTTAACGAATCATTATTATTAGAAGGTGGAGCATATGGACATATGAGCCATCCATTTGATGATATGGATTTAACTTTTGGTGATTTAAAGAATATTATTTCAAAAGCACTTAATGGTGATTTAGGAGTAGTAAGAGAAAAAACCGATGGACAAGCATTGGCAATCAGTTGGAAAAATGGTAGATTAATTGCAGCTCGTAACAAATCACATTTAGCAAACGCAGGAGCAGGCGCAATGGGAATAGCTGATGTAGCATCTAAGTTTGGTGGTAGAGGTGCATTGACTGATGCATATAATTTCGCAATGAGAGATTTAACAGCAGCAATTAGTTCATTATCAGAAGCTCAACGAAAGAAAATATTTAATGATGGTAGATGTTTTATGAATTTGGAAGTAATATGGCCAACATCAGTTAATGTTATTCCTTATGGACAAGCAATATTAGTATTCCATAATACAACTTGTTATGATGATAAGGGAACTGCTATTGGAGCAAATCAGGGAGCTGCATCTCAATTAGCGGGAATGATTAAGCAAGTTAATGCAGATGTACAATCTAAATATACAATTCAAGGCCCGCCGGTAACATCAATACCAAAGAATGAAAACCTAAGTAGTAAGCAAGGAAAGTATTTGGGTAGATTATCTAAATTACAATCTCAATTTGGGTTATCCGATGGAGATAACGTAGCAAATTATCATCAAGCTTGGTGGGAAAATTTCATAAATACTAAATCACCTGAGAAAGTTGATAAATTAACAAGAGATGCGTTGGTTAGAAGATGGGCATTTGGTGAAAAAGCATTTAGGTTAGATAAAAATAATATCACAAACGAAAAGATTTTAGCTTGGGCAATCAATAATGATAAAGTTAATGTTGCAAAACAACAAAAAGATAATATCAGACCATTTGAAGAAATATTCTTAGGAGTTGGTGCAGATATATTAGATTTTGTTAGTTCAGTATTAACTGTACATCCTGATAAAGCAATTAGAGCTATGAAGGATAAATTTAAATCAGTTGCGGCTCAAGTTAGAACAGCAGGAAATCCTGCTCAAATAGCAAAATTAAAATCAGAATTAGCAAGATTAAACAAATTAGGTGGAGTAGACAGAATTGTAGCTAGTGAAGGATTAGTATTCTTCTATGGTGGTAAAACATATAAACTTACAGGTACATTTGCACCACTAAATCAGATACTTGGTATTTTTTACGCTTAATTTGATATATATAATATAAACAATCAGTTATTAAAACATAATAGTATGGCAAAAAGAAAAAGTTTTGATGAGAAATCAAAAGGGATGCACAAATCCCGTAAACTCATCATAGACACGGTTTTTGGAAGAACGGATAATAATCAAACACAATTTGGTTACGAAGGTGAAGCTGAAAAGAAAAGAGAAGTTGGTGAAATTTGGACCGATAAAGATGGTAAAGAGTGGGAGCAAAAAGAAGGGTATAAAACAAATGTAACCAGAATGGATGATATTAGAGCATACTTAAATACATTAAGTAATTGTTCTAAAGAAGATTGTAAAACTGTTCAATATAGTAATGCGGATAAAAAATTAATCCGTAAAACTGGAATGTGTGTTACTTGTTTGGCTAAATTTGAACAGGGATTAAAGGATGATGGTACATATCCATTTTATGAAGATTATAAGATAACTAGAAATAAGTTAGCTTATATTAGAGAAATGAAAGATAGATATGAAGAGGCTTTGAGTGGTGTTTCAAAACAAATTGAATTTTTAAATGAAGATGGAACATTACAAACTTGGACTTGGGATGTTGATATTGAAAAAGTAAAAGCAGATATACAAAAAGATATTGATAATGCATATGAAGCAATTGAATTATTGATTCATAGAAAAACATTATTAGAACAAAAATTAACAGAATTAAATCACATCGAATTAATAAAAAAATAAAAATTATGAAAAAATTATTGAATTTAAAAAACATTGCAATAGCAGTTTTAGTTGCAATAGTAGTTTTCCAACAATGTGGTGGAAAGAAAAAAGGAACTGGTGAAATTGTAAAAGTTGATGGTAAAAAATATGAACTTATCAAACATGAAATTGATACGGTTGAAGTAGTTAAAACAAAAGTAGTAACTAAAAAGGGTGAAGATATTTATCACGAAACAATTGTTGAGAAAGAAGTAATAATTCCTGCGGTAGTAGATACGGCGGCATTATTAAAGGATTACTATTCTAAAGTATTATACAAAGATGTATTAGTATTACCTGACTCATTAGGAACAGTTGATGTAACCGATACAATATCTCAAAATAAAATATTTGGTAGAACATTTAATGCAAATGTTAAACAAAGAACTATTAAAGAAACTATGATTGTTAAAGAATTACCTAAAACTCAAGTATACTATGGATTTACAGGTGGATTTAACAAAGCAGATGTAGTTTCTAATATTGGCGCAGGTATATTAATTAAAAGTAAAAGTGATAAAATATATCAATTAGGTATAGGAGTTGCTAATAAAGTTGGAACTGATGGCACCAATGGTGCTTTATCTCCATTTATTGGTGGTGGTGTGTTTTGGAAAATAAAACTTAAAAAATAATGTCAGTTCAAGGGCAACCAAAGAAGTCATTAAAAGAAATAATAGCTGAAGAATATCGTAAATGTGGGCAAGACCCCATTTACTTTATGAAGAAGTATTGTGTTATTCAACACCCGGTGAGAGGAAAAATACCCTTTCACCTTTATCCTTTCCAGGAAGAATGTTTGACAGATTTTAAAGATAATCGTTTTAATATTATTTTAAAATCCCGTCAGCTAGGATTATCAACACTTTCTGCAGGATTTATTCTTTGGAAAATGTTATTCAACCAAGATTTTAATGCATTGGTTATTGCAACAAAAGTAACGGTTGCAAAGAACTTGGTTGAAAAGGTAAGAGTTATGCACGACTTACTTCCTGTTTGGCTAAGAGATGGTGGTAATAGTTCAGTAGAAGATAATAAACTTTCTCTTAAATTAAAGAATGGTTCGCAAGTAAAAGCAATCGCATCTTCTCCAGATGCAGGACGTTCGGAAGCCCTATCCCTATTAGTTGTGGATGAGGCGGCATTTATTAGAGATATTGATGAAATTTGGTTATCAGCACAATCAACTCTATCAACGGGTGGTTCTGCTGTAATTCTTTCTACACCAAATGGTGTTGGTAATTTCTTTCATAAAACTTGGGTAGCAGGTGAAGCCGGTCAAAATGGTTTTAATTGTATTAATCTACATTGGACTGTACACCCCGAAAGAAATCAAGCGTGGAGAGATGAGCAAACCCGTATCTTAGGGGTCAAAGGAGCAGCACAAGAATGTGATTGTGACTTTATCGGTTCAGGTGATACCGTAATAGACCCGGCATTACTGACTTGGTATAAAGATACCTATGTACAAGAGCCGGTTGAGAAGAGAGGATTTGATGGTAATTTATGGGTATGGGAACATCCTAACTATAATAGACAATATATGGTATCCGCCGACGTTGCACGTGGAGATGGAGCCGATTTTTCAACGGTACAAGTAATTGATATCGAAGATAGTTCTCAAGTCGCAGAATATAAAGGTAAAATCGAAACAAAAGATTTTGGAAACTTTTTAGTAAGTTTGGCAACCGAATATAACAATGCCTTATTAGTAGTAGAGAACTCAAATGTAGGTTGGGCAACTATTCAACAAATTATCAATAGAGCATATCCTAACTTATTCTATATGAGTAACGATTTACACTATATAGATACCGAAAGACAAATGAGTAACAAATATTATAGAGATGAGAGACAAATGGTTGCCGGATTCTCTACAACATCTAAAACCCGTCCTCTTATTATATCAGCATTGGATACATATATGAATGATAAAGATATTCTAATACGTTCACAGAGACTCATAGACGAATTATTTACATTTATTTGGAATGGTGGTAGAGCAGAAGCTATGAAGGGTTACAATGATGACTTGACGATGGCATTAGCAATCGGACTTTGGGTTCGTAATACTGCACTCCGTTTAAGACAAGAAGGTATTGATTTGACTAAGAGTATGTTGAATGCTTCTCAGATAAATAAATACGAAGGATTGATATCAACAGGCCATTTAAGTAGAAATCCATATGAAATGGAATTGGGGAAAGGTGAAGTTGAAAATTTAACTTGGTTACTTCGTTAATTTTTATATATTTATAATTTGAAACTATTGTAATATGAAACTAATAAACTTAATTCCAATTAAAGAAATGGAAAATCCTTGTTGGAAAGGATATGAAATGGTTGGTACAAAGAAAAAAGATGGTAAAGAAGTACCAAATTGTGTTCCAGTTAAAGAAGATATTAATTCAGATGATGATGTGAACTACGGATATGTAGAACCTGAAGAAGAATACGATGTTGAAGATGAAGATATGGCCGACTTTATTGCTTTTATAAGAGGATATGATAAAAGTTTAAATGAAGGATGTCAATGTTTAAGAGAAGCTGAATATCAGGGAAGAAATGTTCCATTGGGTAAACCAATGAGAGGTGATGTTAAAAAATTCAAAGTATATGTAAAGAATCCAGCAGGAAATGTTGTTAAAGTAAACTTTGGACATGGTGGAACATCCGCTGCAGCTAAGGGTGAGAAAACAATGAAAATTAGAAAATCTAACCCAAAAGCAAGAAAATCTTTTAGAGCAAGACATAATTGTGATACTCCAGGTCCAAGACATAAAGCAAGATATTGGAGTTGTAGGAAATGGTAATTTGGTAAATCCAAAAAATTTCCGTATCTTTAAAAAAATATAAAAAAAATGGCAGATAAATCAATATTAGGTAGGTTACAAAAATTATTCTCAACAAATACCATAGTTCGTAAAACAGCAGATGGAGTTAAAGTCATTGATACCGATGAGTATCAAAATATGACTACAAACTTAGTAGACCGTTTTATGAAACTAAAGGTTACTAATTATGGTACGGGTCAATTAGAATCATCAATGGCATATCAGCAAGTTAGAATTGACTTGTTTAGAGATTATGATTCAATGGATACTGACCCAATTTTAGCATCCGCATTAGATGTGTACGCAGATGAAACAACTGCTAGAAATGAGATGGGTAATGTATTAAAAATACATCACGAAGATGATAATATCAAACAAATTTTAGAAAACTTATTTTACGATATTCTTAATGTGGAATTTAACTTATGGCCTTGGACAAGAAACTTGGTTAAATATGGTGATTTCTTTTTACAATTGGAAATAGCAGAAGAAGAAGGTATTGGTATTGTAAACGTAATGCCATTATCAACCTATGAAGTTAGTAGAGTGGAAGGGTTTGATATGCAAAATCCTCAACGAGTTAAATTCGTTTATGCACCATACCAAAATCCATTAGGAGCATATGGTATGAGTCCAAAGAAAGAATTTGAAAACTATGAGATGGCTCACTTCCGTTTAAATTCAGATTCAAATTTTTTACCATATGGTAAATCAATGATAGAAGGCGCTAGGAGAGTTTGGAAACAATTAATGTTGATGGAAGATGCAATGTTAATTCATAGAGTAATGAGAGCTCCTGAAAAGAGAATTTTTAAAGTAGATGTTGGTAATATTCCACCAAATGAAGTGGATAACTACATGCAAAAAATTATTAACTCATCTAAAAAAGTTCCATTTGTTGATGAAAGAACCGGTGAGTATAATTTAAAGTACAATATGCAAAACCTTATTGAAGATTATTATATGCCAGTTCGTGGTAGTGATAATGGCACTTCAATTGATACTTTGAAAGGTTTAGAATATAATATGATTGATGATATCAATTACCTAAAAGGTAAAATGATGGCATCTTTAAAAATACCAAAAGCTTATTTAGGATATGAAGAAGATACCAATGGTAAAGCAACATTGGCAGCAATGGATATCCGTTTTGCAAAAACAATCGAAAGAGTTCAAAGAGTATTAATTTCAGAATTAACTAAAATTGCAATCATACATTTATATGCACAGGGTATAGATGATGACCGTTTAACAAACTTTACATTAGAACTTACTATTCCATCTAAAATTTATGAGCAAGAGCAAGTTGAATTATATACTTCAAAAGTAGCTCTAATTCAACAAATGCAACAAACAAAAATGTTCTCTAAAGAATGGATGTATGAAGCAGTAATGAAAATGGCTAAAGATGAGCAAGATGAAATTACATTACAAGTATTGGATGATACAAAACAAATGTTCCGTTTAACATCAATCGAAACACAGGGTGTAGACCCTGCTAAAGAAACAGGTACCGATGGCCCCACTAATGTAGAAGAAGAAATTCAAAAAATTAAAAGTGAATTAGAAGAAGAAGGAGTTGGTAGACCTAAAGACCCAGTTAGATATGGTAAAGATGACCATCCAGAAGGAAGAGACCCGTTGGGTATTAAAACTCTTAAACAAAAAGAAGGCTCGGTAAAATACAAACCAAGAACTAATTATCAAGAGATATTTAAAGATATGAAAGGTGGTAAAAAGAGAATTTTGACAGAAGATTTGAATAAAAAGTAGGAAACCAATAGAAAAATATATTTATATCTGATAAATCATACAATTTGATGAAAAAAATAAAACATTCGAAATTTAAAAATACTGGGTTCATATTTGAATTATTAGTAAGACAGATTACATCAGAAATCATGTCTGCTAATAAGTCTGTGGCCGAAAAGATTTTAAAAGAACACTTTAATTCTAAAAAAGAACTTTCAAAAGAATTAAAATTATACCAATATTTAATTAATGAAAAATATAATTCAGAATCAAAAGCTGAAAAATTCATAGATACAATATTAGAAGCTCGTAAAAGATTGGATGAAACCAAACTTACAAGAGAAAAATATAATCTTGTAAAAGAAATTAAAGATACTTACAATTTGGATGAATTTATAAAATCTCCAATTTCTAATTATAAAACATTAGCATCTATTTATAAAATATTTGAAGTAGCTAGTACTAATGAACAATATGACCCAACTGATATTGTAAGTTCTCGTTTTACAATAACCGAAAGTATTATTAATTCTTCTATTCAAAATAAGGATATGAAAATTAAAGATATGGTTATGGAAGAATATAGAAAGCAAGATGAAGATTTGAGAGCAGTTTCTTATAAATTATTAGTAGAATCATTTAATAACAAATATAAAAATCTTACCAGTGAACAAAAAGGATTGTTAAGAGAATATATTAATAATATCAATAACACAGGTAAATTAAATGAGTACGTTTCAAATGAAATTACTAAATTAATTACCGGATTAAAAGAAGTAGGTTCTAAAATTACCGATAAAGTAACTCAAATAAAATTAGCTGAAACTATTTCTAATGTAAGAAAAGTAAAATCAGTTAAACGAATTAAAGAACAACACTTATCGGCATTAATGATGACATATGAATTATTAAGTGAATTAAAACAATCGATAAAAAAATAAAAAAATGGTAAATTATAGAGCATTTAACGCAAAATTAGTAACATCTGGTTCTGCTGCATTGATAGATAGAGTTTGGGGCATAATGCCTGTAAGTGGTGTAACTGGTACGGTTACATTGGAGGGTAATACAACCATTTCATTGGCACATTTGACAGCAGGTGAACCATTTCCTTGTCATGTAAAAAGTATAGCAGTAACCAATGGTGGTTCTGTTTATGTATTAGCTTAAACCAATTAGAAATGCCAGCAGTATCTAAAGCACAACAAAGATTTATGGGTATGGTACATGCCGCTCAAAAGGGCGATATGGAAAATCCATCTCCAGAAGTTTCAAAAGCAGCTGATTCAATGAGTGATAAAGATGCCAAAGATTTCGCATCAACATCTCATAAAGGATTACCTGATAAAAAAACAGAACAAATCAACAAACTTAAAGAAATCATTCGTAATATGATTAGAGAAAGAATGATTGATGAGATGAATACAACTGGGGGGGTTGAGGGATATAATACTCCATTTGCATTTAGTGGTAAAGATGATGAAAAAACCAAAGGTAAAAAACAAGCAGATTTAACTGGATATACAGTTGTTAGTGAAAATCGTTGGTTAGATTTAAAAAATGAAGAATCAACTGCCCAATCAAAAATAGGTAGAGGTATATCTAATATCAATAAACAATTAAGAGAAATGGAAAGATTTCTCAATTGGTATGGTAAAATTAAAAACGAAAGTGGTGTAAATAATAAATCTTATTGGAAAAGAACAAATAGCCATATTTATAGTATACAAGAAAGATTATTGAAATTAGACCAAAAAATCAGACAAATATCAGAATAATGAAGCACTCAGAATTAAAAGAACTTATTAAGCAAGTTATGCAAGAAGAAAGTGATTATAATAAATTATTTTCTTATATGCTTAAAAAAACCCATAAAGGCTTAAATGATATGTCAGATATGGAGAAAAGTAAATTCTTTAATGCAGTAGATAAAGCATATAAAGCTAAGAATGAAGGTAGATTACAAGGTTTACCTGAAGAATTAACTGATAAGCAAAAAGAAATTGATGTAGATAAGGATGGTGAGATTGAAGGTTCGGATTTAGCAGCATTGAGAGCTAAAAACGAATCGGTTAAAAAAAAAAAGTAAATGAGAATTTGGCCATTGATATCGCAGCTCTTTTAGGAAGCGTTATCATTGGTAAAATTGTTCTTTATTATATTATAAGTTTAGCTGAAAAAGGTATAGCATATCTTACGGCTAATAAAGATTATAAAGAACCGGTGAAAAAAATATTAAGTTCTTTATCTAATAATGCTAGTTTTATAGATAAAGTAACCAATATGATTGAACCAAAACGAGGAATTGATAATTCAACTGCTGATAGAATAGTTAAATTACCATATGTACAAACCCAAATTATAAAAATGGTAGATAGTACAAATGGTAAATTAAGTCAAACGGAATTAGAAAATCAACTAAAAACTATATTCTTAAAGTCTTGGTCTGATAAATCAATAACTGATAAGGCAATAGAAAAAGTTAAAAAAGATATAAAGTAAGATGAATAAAGGATTATTAATAGAAACTCATTTGTTTGAAGCAAAACTTCAGCAAGAGGAAAATGGAACTTATTTGGTTAAGGGAATCTTACAAAGAGCAGGTGCTCCAAATCAAAACCATAGAAGATATCCAAAAGAAATCTTACAAAGAGAGTGTAAAAAATACGAACAACTTATTAAAGAAAGAAGAGCATTAGGCGAATTAGACCATCCAGATTCTCCGGTTATCAACTTAAAAAATGTTTCTCATAATATTAGAGAAATATATTGGGAAGGCGATGATGTTTGTGGTGTAGTAGAAATTCTTTCAACTCCATCTGGAAATATTCTAAAAGAATTATTAAAAAACAATATTCGTTTAGGTATTAGTAGTAGAGGATTGGGTTCGGTAAAAGAGTTATCAGACGGGACTGTAATGGTTCAGGAAGACTTTGAATTAGTTGGGTGGGATTTTGTATCAAACCCATCTACACATGGAGCATTTATGGCACCAATGAATGAATCAAAGCAATGGGCAAAAATAGCAGATGAATGTGGTAAGTGGTGTCGTTCACAAGATTTGATGAGAGAAATTATAATTGAATTAAATTAATAATATGATACGTTTAAGAGATTTATTAAACGAAACCGAAGAGTTTCAACAACTTCCAACTGAATTGAAAAAGCATTTCTTAGAAATCATTTCAACATATAATCAGCATAGAGAAGGAATGAGTAGAAAATCCGATATTATGCAAATAGCAGAAACATTGGGTGGAATCGCAGATGCAGCACAAGAATACACTTTGAGAGAAGGTGGTGATTGGTTCGATAGAGTTACAATCAAACGTAACATGAACGAATTAAAAAAATTACAATCAGGCTTTGAAAAAGAAGCAGTAGAAGCAAAGGCTCAACAACAAAGATTGGAAGCTCTATATGAAGATATGGGACATGTTTTAGGAAGATATTTTGAAATAGCAGATTTATCAGAAGATGTTATGAAGCAAAGATTGGGGTTAAGAGAATGTAAATCTTGTAACAAAACAAAATTAAAATAAATGGAAGAATTAGCATCATTGTTGTTACAAAGTAGAACACAAACTCATTCATTCCATTTAGGTGTTAGAGGTATAGGTTCTCATTCAGCGCACTTAGCATTGGGTGAATACTATGATACAATAGGTGGATTAATTGATGGGTTAGTAGAAACTTATCAGGGTAAAGAAGGATTGATTCAATTATCTGGCATTGGAACATTAGATAAAAATAATGATATCAAAAATATCATCAAATATTTTGAAACTCTATGTAATTTAGTTGCAAAATTAAGAACAAACCCAAAATTACAAGATAGTTGGATTCAAAATGATATTGATACTGTTGTATCTCTTTTATATAGAACTAAATACAAATTGGTAAATCATCAATAATATGAAATTAGTAAATTTAATACCATTAAAAGAAGCTGAAGGACCATCTCAAAGAGAAGTTAGAGCATTTAACCCAATTGCAAAAGAATATTTAGAAGCATTGGCTAAATACCAAACTCTATCAGATAGACAGAAAGATTTATCTAAACCATATTTTAGTGCAAAAACTGAAGAAGATAGACAAAAAGCTTTAACTAATTTGAAAGCTAATCAAAATAATCTATCTAAAGCTAAAGATTTCTTAGATAGAATTGAAGCTAAATACGAAAGAGCATTAGAAAACGCATTAGGTTAATATATGTTGATAGTTAATATCAAAAATGGAAATATAGAAACGGCTTTAAAAGAATATAAGAGAAAAGTTCAAAAATTAAAGCAAGTAGAAGAACTGAGAGAACGAAAAGAATTTACAAAAAAATCAGTTAAAAAGAGGTTACAACTCGAAGAAGCTAAAAGAAAAAATAAATATTCTTTGTAATTTTATTATTTTTCTTTAGTTTTCTAAAAAATTTACATACTTATTATCAAATATCCCATTCATATGGGATTACTTTTAAGACAATAGTTGATTAATGAATACCCTTCTCTATAAGGTGTGACCGAACAATCAACATAATTACATTGGAGTTCCCAAGAGAATAACTTCACAAACAAATTTAAGGAAAAAACAAGATGGCAAATTCAAAATTATTGAAAGAAGCAATCGCCGATGCTAAAGCCGTTAAAGAAACTGCATTAGCAAACGCAAAACTTGCGCTTGAAGAAGCATTTACTCCTAGACTTCAATCTATCTTATCTCAAAAGATGAGAGCAGAAGCTGAAGCAGAGGATATGGATGCTGAAAAAGTAGACGAGGAATTAAGTTCAGATGGTATTGGCTCTAAAGTAGGAGTTGATAACGCTGAAACTCCTGGTGCACAACCAACATTAGATGCAGACACTGATTTATCAGTAGGTGTAACTAAAGATGGTGGTAAGCCAGAACAAGCTGGTACTGACTACACTAAAGTAGCAGATATCAACGAAGAAGAAGAAAATCCTTTCGCTGACCAAGAAGGTGACAAAGATGCAGAAATTGCAGAATTGAAAGCTAGATTAGCAGAATTAGAAGGAGAAGATTCTGAAGAAGAACCAATGGCTGGTATGGAAATGGGTACTGAAGAAGAAGACCCGTTTGCAGCACAAGCTGATGGTATGGATTCAATGGAAATGGATTCTGATGATGAAGAATCAGAAGATGACATGGATTTAGAAGCTATCATCCGTGAGTTAGAAGCTCAATTAGATGGTGGTGATGGTTCAGAAGAAGCAGGTGAAGAAGCTCCAGCTGAAGACCCTAATGCGGCACAAATTGCAGAATTAAAAAGACAATTAGCTGAATTAGAAGGTGAAGATGCTGAAGAAGAGAAGCCAGCAGCTACTGAAGCAAAAAAATCAGTAAAGAAAGAAAACTATACTGATGGTGCTGAAGCCGGTACTGATAAAGATGGTGAGAAAGTTATCGACTTAGAAGAAATTTTAAGAGAAATGGAAGCTGATATGAAAGATGATGCAGAAAAAGTTGATGAAGCTGAAGAATCTGAAAAAGAAGCTGAATTGAACGAAGCTTACAACACTATCAAATCTTTACAAAAAACAATCAATGAAGTTAATTTGTTGAACGCTAAATTATTATTCGCTAACAAATTGTTTAGAGCTCATAACATGACTAACGAACAAAAAGTGAAAGTAATTGAAACTTTAGACAGAACTAACTCAGTTAGAGAAGTGAAATTGGTTTACTCTACATTAGCAGAGAATTTCAAATACACAACTTCTAACAAATCTACTAAAAAATCTATTTCTGAAGGAATCGCTAGCAAAGTAACAAAATCTACTAAGCCAGCAGTAACTAAGCAAGTAATTGCTGAATCTACAAATTTCTCTGACAGATTTAAGAAATTAGCAGGTATTATTAAATAATTAATCAAACAAAAACAAATAAATTCATTTAAAATGGACTTAAAAAAATTAATGACTGGCGCAAATCCTCAGACTCTTATGTTAGAGCAAACAAGAGGTTTGAAAGCTAAGTGGGAAAAAACAGGTTTGTTAGAGAACGTAGGTTCTGAAACAACTAAGCATGGTATGGCAGTAATGTTAGAAAACCAAGCAAAACAATTATTGGATGAGGCTACAAGAACAGGTACTTCTTCAGGTTCTGAAGAGTGGGCTGGTGTAGCATTACCTTTGGTAAGACGTATCTTCGGTTCTATCGCAGCGAAAGAATTCGTTTCGGTTCAACCAATGAACTTACCTTCAGGTCTTATCTTCTATATGGACTTCAAATATGGTACTAACCCAGCGGGTAATCCAGATTTCACAGGTTCATCTTTATTTGGTAAGAGTGGTACTTTTGGTAAAGATTCTTTAGACCAAAACACAAACAAATTAGGTTCAACTCAAGCAGCTGAAGGTGGTTTATATGGTGCAGGACGTTTTGGTTATACAATCAACAACTCAACTGCAGCAATCACTGCAACATTCGCTTCAGCATCTTTAGCTGATATCGATTACGATTTAACTTCAGGTTCAGTTTCTGCATCTTATGCAGGTAACACATTGAAGAAAATCGTTGTAGCATTACCAGCTGACGCTGATTGGAATGGTATCAGAGCTTTCGAACCAACTTTATTAACAGGTTCTGTAACAGGAGTTTATCCTCAATACACAACTAAAAATGGTTCTAACGTTGAATTCGTTGCAACTGTAACTGGTTTATCTAACTTATCTACTGTTGGTGTATCTTTATCATACCACAAACAACCTACTGATATTTCTCGTGGAGATTTTGAAGATAGAGGTATTGATTTAGTTATTCCAGAAATCGAATTAGAATTGAAATCAGAACCAATCGTTGCTAAGACTCGTAAGTTAAAAGCAATTTGGACTCCTGAACTTGCACAAGATTTGAACGCATACCACTCTGTAGATGCAGAAGCGGAATTGACTCAAATGTTAAGTGAGTACATCTCTTTAGAAATCGATTTAGAAATCTTAGAAATGTTACAACAAAACGCTTTCACAACTGACTACTGGTCTTCTAAAGTAGGATATGATTGGAATGGTGCTGGATTCTCTATTGATACTAACGCAGCAGCTGCTTCAGCTTACACTAAG